AAATTTGGTTGAGTGCCGTTTTCCATTTGGTATCGAGCTTGTAAGCCCCTAACCGCACTCATTGTTTGGGTCATATCTCCTGAATTAACCGCTGTGTCAAACACAGTAACTTCTTCAGGGGATAGAGTGTTGGAAGCCCATTCAGTCATAGCTCTGTATGACTCTTCACCTCCAACTTCGTTGTACACATTAGCCGCATACTGCTGTTGCATTGCAACCTGTCCTTGAATATAGGTATCTACCATATTCTTATCTACGCCTAAATCGCTTAGACCTTTGTAATCAGCCTCATCTAACGCTCCGTTATCTGCAAAGCGTTGAGAATAATAGTTCATATCCTTCTCACTTAACTCAGGGATACTTAGATCCTTTTGAGCTTCAGGGCTTTTGTTTTCAGTACTTCCCATCTTAGACTCAAGCTCTGCATAAGCCTTAGCCATTTCTTCAGGGGAATTAAACTTCTCAGGTAACCATTCAGGTTTATCTGAGGATTGTTCTGTTGGTTGTTCTTGACTTTCAGCCGCCTGTTGTTCAGGACTTAAAACCCCTGCTTCTTCCACAGGTATAGATATTGATTCTGTTGCACCCATAATTTAAGCACCCTCCTGTGCTTGTTGTTTTAGTTGCTCGTTAGCGTATGAACCCATAGCATTTACTGCGTTAGGTCCAAGTTGGCTTGTTATTTGTGCCTGTTGAGCTTGTTGGGCTTCTGCCTGTAACTGCTCTTCGGTTTTAACCAAGCCATCTGTGTCTAATCCAAGTGAAGCCGCTCTCCTTTTTAGGTATTCACTAATGTTTACATACCGTTGAACTGTCTCAGGTCCAAGCACTTGCCCGATACCTGCAATAAAGGAGTCTAACTTATTTAAATCTTGACCTCTACCTAATGCTTCTACTCCTGTTACAACAACAGGCTGTATGAAACCCTTTGGAAGAGATGGAATCTTTTTAGATGCCGTCATTCTAGTCATTAGGATTTTGACTAGAGGTAGTTGAAACTCTTGAGATAGCACAGAGTAGATACCACCTAGTTGCCGCTCAATAGCTTGCGTTACTAGACGTACTTCTTCAGCCGTTACTCTTTCTGCTTTACGGATCGCTGACTCTGTGAGCATAAACGCATAGTTAAGACGCTCTGATATTTGGTTTATAGTCTCGAAAGCAACGCGGAAGTCTGCATGCTTCTGAGTTTGTAGAGTAGTAACATCACCCGCCATGCCCTCAATGATCGCTCCGTTAGCGGCTTGGGCAATACGAGCTTTTCTAGTTACTCCATTAGGTGCTACCATGAAAAGAAGTTTAGCTGAAGCCGCACTTCCTTCTACGATGGCTTGTGTTAGACCTTCAAGAGATTCTAAGTCTCCCATGTACTCTTCAACATAACCTCGACCATAATCCTCACCATCTACTCTATTCAAGCGCAACGCTAGGTAAGGAGATTTGTCTTTATCGAAAGTTCCGATAGAGTCCTCCAAACGGATACCGCCAATCTCTTGATATACTTCAATTTTTTTAGTATTTAAGGTAGTTATGGAGGTATATAGGCTGATGGTATCAACGTCTGAAGGGTTGTCTCCGAGCAATGCCTCTTCAGGTGCTTGAGACTTTGCTATTTCTTCTTTAATAATTATCCGCTCGACATTACCCATAGGGTCTCGTTTAACGACATAACGATCAAGATGAAACACACGCATTCCCCCTTCTTTTGGAATGTTAATAAGTGCGTTACCTGAAACTATTAAATGTTTAAGAGCTTCAAACGCGCCAATGCGGAAGTTATTTGCTTCAACTTCACGCATCACTTCTCTTTCTATTTTAGATAGAGCGTCCTCAATTTCTCCCTTTATATCCGAAGAGTTTTGTATCTCTTGCTTTGCTTTACTATCTAAGATTAACCTAAAGAATGGGGCATTGGGAGGTAACAGAGAAATGTTTAAGGCATTAGCTAGGTTATTAACCCCACGACTACCTACACTTTGGAAGGGAGTCGGGAATTTAGTACTGCTAGTTAGTCCTGCCTGTGGAATTAACGTAGGTATTGTAAGTTTAGACGCATCTCTAGCCCGCTCAAGGTAAGTTTCTCGCAAACCTTGCCATCGTTCATAAGTAGTCTGTGCTGTTTCCATTATGTTGGGTAGTTAATACCTAATCCGCTTAAAGAAGGGTTCCGCTTTATAGTAGCTCCGCGCCTTCCTTGTCTTGTTTTAATGCCAAGACCACTATCATATCCCATCGCTAGTCCACTAGCAGGACCGCCTTGCACTAGAGGCGTTGCGGCGGCAGGTGGTTTCGGTGGGGGATCAGGGAGTTCCTGCTTCGGTGGAGATCCGCCGAAACACATTAAATTACGAACGCTCCTAAGAGTACTCCGATAGTAAACCAAATAATACTTGCAACGTGTTTAGTGCCGAAGTCTTTAAGATAAGTAGAGAAAGCTGACATTTAAGATTTTAATATAGTAGAATCGTTTTGAATGGCTAAAATTTCCTGAAGCAATGATACTACAGAACGCCGACCTGCATTAAACCATATTTCTCTGTCAGGTTCTAGTAATTCAGGACATTTATTTGGAATTAAATTATCAAGAGCATCAACTTGTTTCTTGGTAATTCGAGGGAAGTTTTCTTTAGTTGCCGCCATTATGTTAGTTTTAAAAGATGTTCGGAGATAAGACCCTTCGAGTTAAAGAAGCATAGTCTTTGTAAGGCAAGCCCGCCTTGCGCTAGTTTTTCTCTAGCAAATTCATTACCTGACTCAGGGCTACCGCTCAGGAAGAAGTACATATCTCTATTTAGTTCGCCCGAAGCATGGGTGTGGTGGTGTCCAACGCTAAGGAACTTCCAATCTTCTATGTTATGGGTCCACCCCATAGCCTTCTTAAAGATAGCGTTTACGTTGAAGGGGTTACCGCCGCCGATCTGATCTCCATGTACGCAGAGGATTCCATTGCCCGCTACCTTCTGTTTTACGAACCAAGTCTCAGAGATTTCCCAAGACATGTTCTTAACTCCTGCTATCTGACACATCAACTCAGCGGTATTATAAGACACCAAATCCCAATTTGTCTTTCTGCTATGCCCACCTCCCTTAAACCCTGATCGACCATGATTTCCATGAACTGCCGCCACCTTAATTTTAGGCACTAGAGGAGACAGCTTAGTAATGACGTGGGTAATGAGCTTAGGTACTGTCTTTACTGATTGTGTCCATAGATCATCGTCTATCTCAAAGGGCTGTCCTGCAAATATCGCCTCTCCCTCTACCATATCTCCCTGCAGAATGATGTGCAGTATCTTGGGTTTCTCCTTTCGTATCAGATCCGCCGCCTGATTAGTAAGCTGATGGACACGACGAGTAGCTACTTGGGAGTTATAGGTCTCAGTTACCTTACCTACCTGCCAATCGGAGAGACATAGCCACGCTTCGGGGGCATTCTTGATTTTTTTTGTCCTTTTTTCTTTCCCCTTCGGGGCAGGAGCGGTTGTTATTCGTACCCCCTTTAGCGCATCTTGCACAGCTTCTCCTATTAACGCCTCCGTTGATTGCTGTTTAGACAGCTTGTTATAGGCTTTGCGTACCTCAGACTTGAGATGTTTCATCTCGACTCTCATATCTTCGACGTTCTTATTAAATTCTTCAGGAGAAATAACCATATACAAATGCTAGAGAATATGCTATACTGTAAAAGCACATGGGTGCATTATAACGATGAGTAATGACAATACTAAGGTTCTTTTAGAGAAACTTCACGACAACGTAGCTAAGGAGTTATTAGATCGCTTGCTTTCAGGGGAAGCGTCTACTGCTGATATTTCTACCGCAATCAAATTCCTAAAGGATAATAATATAACTACTGATATAGAAGAGAATAAACCGATGATGAATCTAGTTAAAGCTCTTCCATTTACAGAAGCTAAAGAAGCGTAGTGCAAGTTCCTGAAGAACTGAAGGACTTTAGAAACTTTGTTTACCTTGTGTGGGAGCATCTCGGACTACCTGAGCCTACCCCTGTACAGTATGATATAGCGTATCATATTCAGCATGGTCCTCGCCGTCAGATTATCCTAGCGTATCGCGGGGTGGGTAAGTCTTATCTGACATCAGCCTATGTTGTGTGGAAACTGCTACTAGATCCTGCACTTAATATCCTTGTGGTGTCTGCGTCAAAGACAAGATCTGACGATTTCTCTACATTCACCCAACGGCTTATTAACGAGATGGAGATACTTGCCCACCTCAAAGCCAAGCCCGATCAACGAGACTCCAAGATAGCCTTCGATGTTGGTCCTGCCCCTGCGGCACATGCTCCATCTGTAAAGTCTGTTGGAATTACAGGACAAATCACAGGTTCTCGTGCCGACATAGTTGTGGCAGATGATGTGGAGTCATTAGGCAATTCGGAAACACAGGGAATGCGAGACAAGCTAGGTAACCTAGTGAAGGAATTTGACTCAGTATTGAAGCCTGAAGGTCAGGTTCGGTATCTCGGAACGTACCAAACAGAGATGTCTTTATACAAACAACTCCCTGATCGTGGCTATGAGCCTCGTATATGGACAGGCAGGTATCCTACGGAGAATAAACTATCTACTTATGGTAAGACATTAGCTCCGTATATCCTAGATGCTCTTACTGATGACCCCTCATTGGCAGGAAAGCCTGTAGACCCTAAGCGTTTTGACGAAGATGACCTA